CTGTAATTATAATCATTATGCTTTACAGTTAAGTTTTTATATGTATATTATATTAAAACATAATTCAAAGTTATTACCAGGAAAAATATTTATACACCATGTAATATTTGAAGAAGAAGGTAGAGATAAATTTGATTATCCAATAACAAAGTATAATCATAATAATGATCCGGTTGTAAAAGAAGTTATACAGATACCTATGCCTTATCTATATGATGAGGTTATTTCAATACTTAACTACATAGAAGATAACCCTATTAAAAAAATAAAATGATAATTAAACTATTTGATATAGAAAATGGTGTAGTAGTTCCTACAGAACACTGTTATACTTTAAAAGCATTAAAGGATGTTATGGATGAATATCCAGAAGAACATCTTAAAATTTACTTATACTTGTTTTATATGAGTTGTCCAAATCCTGATTTAAATCCTTTTTTTTATACTCCTGAAATGGATAAAGAAGATTTAATATTAAAACAAATAGATTCTGATTTTTCAGTAGAAGATAAAAGTATACATATTGCATTACAGTTTTGTCAAAGAATGTATGAAACACCAACTTCAAGAGCTTATAAAGGTATTGCCTCTATGTTAGATAGATTAGCAAGATATATGGAAACACAGAGCATTACAGATGGTAGAGATGGCAATATAAACTCTATTGTAAGTGCTGCAAAAAACTTTGATCAAATTAGATCATCTTTTAAAGGAGTATATAAAGATCTTCAAGATGAACAATCAAGTAAAGTTAGAGGTGGTATTGGTATGGCATATGATCAATAATCATGGAAGAAATATATAATAATATACCAACTTGGGATAATGGTAAATGGACTGTTACTGATTTTGAATCAAGAGAGTTATTTTCTGATTTTATTTTTGGTTTATTTAAAGAACCTGGTAAATATAAATTTGATGAAACAAGTTTTTTATTTAATCAACAAGGAGAATTATTTAGAGAAAATAAAGTTTATTGTACAGCACCTTTTAAATCTAAAGACTTTGTTAATTATTGGGATGATCAAAAATTAAAATGTAGAAAAGGTGTAATCTTTAAATCTAAAGATGATACTTGGTTTATTACAAGAGACTACTATATGTGGTTAAACTTTTTACCAATTTTTGATAAAGAACAACAAAAGTTTGACTTTGCAAAAATTAGAGATGCTCAGTATCATATGGCATTATATGAACTACTTGCAGAACTTAATTATAAACATGTTGCTATTCTAAAGAAACGTCAGATAGCATCTTCTTACTTTCATATATCTAAGTTATTAAATCAATTATGGTTTGAAGAAGGAGTTACCTTAAAAATGGGTGCTAGTCTTAAAGATTATATTAATGAAAAAGGATCTTGGAAATTTCTTGCAGAATATGCAGCATTTCTTAATCAACATACTGCATGGTACAGACCTATGAATCCTGATAAAATTTTAATGTGGCAACAAAAAATTGAAATTAGAAAAGGAGACAGAAAAACAGAATCAGGTTTAAAAGGTACAATGCAAGGAATGTCTTTTGAAAAGGATCCTACAAATAGTGTTGGTGGACCAGTAAAATATTTCTTTCATGAGGAAGCAGGTATTGCACCAAAGATGGATCAGACTTATGAGTACATGAGACCTGCAATGAGATCAGGTTTAACAACTACAGGAATGTTTATTGCTGCAGGATCAGTAGGTGATTTATCACAATGCAATCCATTAAGAGATATGATATTAAACCCTAACTCAAAAGATGTATATGCTGTAGAAACAAATTTATTAGATGATAAAGGTACACCAGGTGTGTCAGGTTTATTTATTCCAGAACAATGGTCTATGCCTCCTCACATTGATTTATATGGTAATTCACTTGTTGAAGAGTCTCTTATAGCATTAGATGCTCAATTTGAAAAATGGAAAAAAGAATTAAATCCAGAAGATTACCAATTAAGAATATCTCAGCATCCAAGAAATATAAAAGAAGCATTTGATCATAGATCTGTATCAGTTTTTCCTACACATCTAATTGCAGCACAAGCAAGAAGAATTGAAGAAAAAGAATATGCTTATGAATTTTTAGATATTAATACAGATGCAGATGGAAAACCTACTGTTACAACAAGTAATAAAAGACCAATAATAGAATTTCCAATATCTAAAAAAACTGAAGATAAAACAGGAGTATTAGTAGTATGGGAAAGACCAATTAAAGATCCAACTTTTGGACAGTATTATGCTTCAATTGACCCTGTATCTGAAGGAAAAACTACAACATCAGAATCATTGTGTTCTATATATGTAATGAAAGCTCCTGTAGAAGTAACTAGAATAAGTGGAACAGATACTGAAACATATGTTGAACAAGATAAAATAGTTGCAGCTTGGTGTGGAAGATTTGATGATATTAATAAAACTCATCAAAGACTAGAACTTATAATAGAATGGTATAATGCATGGACAGTTATAGAAAATAATATTTCTTTATTTATCCAATATATGATATCTAGAAAAAAACAAAGATATTTAGTACCTAAAGGACAGATTATGTTTTTAAAAGATATTGGTTCTAATGCTAACGTCTTCCAGGAGTATGGTTGGAAAAATACTGGCACATTATTTAAAGCACATTTACTGAGTTATACTATAGAATATACCAAAGAAGAATTAGATGTAGAAACTAAAACAGATGGTACTATTGTAAGAACTAAATATGGTATAGAAAGGATACCTGATCCTATGTTACTTAAAGAAATGCAAGAATATGCAGATGGTATCAATGTGGATAGACTGGTTTCTTTTGCTGCACTTGTTGCATTTATGAGAATACAACAATCTAATAGAGGCTATTCTAAAAGAGTAGTTATGGATGATGCAGCAAAAAACTTGCAAAAGTCAGAAAATTTGTTTAAATTAAATAGAAGTCCTTTTCGTCATGTTGGAGGAAATAGGGTATCAAATAGGACAGACTCTAATAGATCTGCCTTTAAAAACTTAAAGTAAAATACTATGCAAATAATTAATGCTTTACAAGCCAAAGCAGGAACTAAAACTGAAAACAATAAAATTGGTACAATTTCTCAACCTTTGCAGTTTTTACCTAAAAAAGAAAAAACAGATGAATGGGCTGCCTGGAATCTTGATTGGATAGAATGGCAAGGACAAAAACAAATACGTAGGAATGCCAGAAGACTTATGAAAAATTATAAGTTAGCAAAAGGTGTTATAGATAAATCAGATTACATAGTTGAAGAAAATAATGAAATGAGGGATATAGTAGATCTTTTAACTAAAGAAGATACATCTGCTTTAGAATTAAAGTTCTATCCTATTATTCCAAATGTTATTAATGTTCTAGTAGCTGAATTTGCAAAGAGATCAACTAAACTTACATACCGTGCAATAGATGAAGTTTCATATAATGAAATGATGGAACAAAAAAAATCTATGGTAGAAGAAGTTTTAATGGCAAATGCTCAAACTAAAATAGTTGCAGCATTAATTGCTCAAGGAATGGATCCTAATTCTGAAGAAGCACAACAAGAAGTATCACCAGAAAAATTAAAAACACTACCAGAAATAGAACAATTCTTTAAAAAAGATTATAGATCTATGGTAGAAGAATGGGCATCTCATCAACATAAAGTAGATGTTGAAAGATTTAGCATGGATGAATTAGAAGAAAGAGGATTCAGAGACATGCTAATTACTGATAGAGAGTTCTGGCATTTCCGCATGATGGAAGATGATTATGAAGTAGAACTTTGGAATCCTGTTGTTACATTCTATCATAAGTCTCCTGATGCAAGATATATTTCTCAATCTAATTATGTTGGAAAAACTGATATGATGACATTACCAGATGTTATTGATAAGTATGGTTATTTAATGAATGAAGACCAATTAAAAAGTCTTGAAGCAATATATCCTATTACAGCTGCTGGTTATACAACAGGTGGTTATCAAAATGATGGTACTTTTTATGATGGTACTAAATCACATGCATGGAATACTAACATGCCTTCATTAGCAATGAGACAATATACTTCTGCAATGAATGGTACTGTTATAAATAATGGAGATGTTATTACAGAAATATTATCTGAAGGTGATGAAACTTTTGATAATGGTAATGCATTACTTTTAAGAGTTTCAACAGTGTATTGGAAATCTCAAAAAAAAGTAGGCCACTTAACTAAAATTTCTGAAAGTGGA